GAGTGACTGCCGTTCCTTGTGTGCCGTCTGCCTTGGTGTAAGGGATGCTTACGTTTGTCGCTGTGGTCGTAGGTGTGCCGATAGCACTGACGGCATCGGTCTTCTTGGCATAGTCTGAGAGGTCTATGCTACCCTTGTATTCGCCCAGTTGCTCCCACTTACTCTCGTCATAGGCAGCGGAAACATCGCCAGTATATACATACTCCTTGTAGATGTTCTTGTCGCTTGTCTCATCGGACGGAATCATGTAGATATGTTTCTTGATGCCAGAGGTAGGAAGAGACATGACCACCTCCGCAACCGTTGTGTCAAGGTTGCCAAGCTGTGCCAATGGGATAAAGCCACTTGCATCAAGTGTAGCCACACCGTTCTTAGCACCCTTCTCCGTTGCTGATATGCGCTTTGCGTCCTCAGCCTTGACCTTTTTCCACAAGAGGGTGACACCCTTCGAATCTAAATACTTTGCCATAATGAATAAAATTTAAATTAATTATTGGTATTGTTAAAAATATTATCTATATCGTCTTCCGTGATTGGCACACACCCACAAGTACAAGGCTCTATCTCGCCACCGCCTGTGTAAGTGCCATCCAAGATGGAAGCTATTACCTCGTCCGCAATAGGAACGCAGCAAGGCTCAGTCTTGGCTATCTCGTCTAGTTCTTCGTCCGTGATGGGAAGGGCTACGCTTCCGTCTGCTTCAAGTAACTCATAATCCTTTCCACCAGTCTTGATGAGCCTCTGAGCCTCCAAGTCACCTGTCACCACACCACCAGAACGTGGAACGAAGTCTTCCGTCAAGTCTTCTACCAGCTCATCCTTAACTTCGGGGGAAAACTTATCCATAGAGACAGAACCATCCGCCAACTTCTCCTTGGTAACGGACTTGTCGGCTATCTTTTCCGTAGTTACCGAATTGTCTGCCAACTTCTCCTTGGTAACGGACTTGTCGGCTATCTTTTCCGTAGTTACCGAATTGTCTGCCAACTTGATATTGGTAACGGACTTGTCGGCTATCTTTTCCGTAGTTACCGAATTGTCTGCCAACTTGATATTGGTGATACTGCCATCAGCAATTTTCTCAGAAGTAATAGCACCATTCTTTATCTGGTTGGTCTCTAGTTGGTCTGTCTTATTGACTTTCTTATTAAGTTCTTCTTTAACATCCTCCTCGTTGGCTTTTTTATTGAGTTCAGAAGTCAAAATTTTCTGGCTAATGACCTTGTTTAGATTTTCTCCAAACTCCTGTGCCACTTCCAAAAGTATATGGCTTCTCCATAACTTTCCGTCTTCCGTGTACAACACACTGATTCCCCATGGAATCAGGATGCTTCCGAAATTTACGTAAGTACCATTTTCCGTGGCAAAGTAAAACATTCTATCGCAAGCTGTGCTAGGAACAGTATCAGGATGTGCCAATCCAAAATACGAGCCACCGAAGGCGTTAATTTTTTCTACGATACCAGCAATAACCTCATCCCAATAGGAGTCACGTCTGGCATTCACACACCATGTACCTCGGTCTGCATTCCAATAATGCGCCCAACCGTTAATTTCCACAAAGTCACCTTCAACACCACCTGTTGGGAACTTTTTGTTCACCTCATAGATGTTTCCGAACGTGCCCTTATAGTGCTCGCTATTCTTGTCTATATCATTTGCCATATACGTTAAAATTGAGATAATTGATTAAATCTGTCAGCTAAATCTTCTTCCTTTTTGCTCGCCAAATAAATGGAAACAGCTCGATAAACAAGATACTTGCGACATTCATCAATGAGAGCAAGGTCTAAAGCCGTTCCTATATAAATAGGTTTGTCATTCTTCTCGTCAGTAGAAAACACATCAACAACCTTTTGATAAGGTATATATGTAAAGACCTCAATCTCATGGTCGTACACCTTGCCTTGTGGTGCATGATTTGGCTCGTATTTACCAGCAGTCCAATATGTCAGCACTCGATTTCCCTGTGGAGACATCGTTATCATGCCTTTTGGTTTTTGGGGAGTTCCCCTAGTCCACCTGCTTGCTTGCATATAAGCTTCCTTGCTATCAGGACTCATTAATGTCCTAAGTGAGTTTTGCCAACTTTTCAGTCTAAGTTCAACTAGCCTCAGCCAGTCATCGGGAATGACAAGTTCACCATGCCCATCAGTATATTGAGTCTGAATGGCATCGTAATCTTGTACCCCTTCACTCAATGACACTTTTACCCTATGTGGCACAAGCATCTGTAGAGGAGCTTGCAACAACAACTGTTGTGCTGCCGTCTCTATCGCTTGTTTCATTTCAACATCGGAATCATCTGAAATGATGTCATTCACATCATCATGTAACACTTCATCCATGGCAATACGCATCTCTTTCACAAGGTCGCTCATCAATGCTTCCATATCATATGCTTTAAATGTTAGAAATCTATCTCGATGCCATTCTTGCTCGCCTCGTCCTTCACGCTCTGCGGACTCTTCAACTTGCGTGTATCTACGCCGAAGGTCTTGGCAAGGTAGTTCTTCGCCTTGGTGATGTTGTCGAAGCGAAGTACGTTCCTGTCCTGTTTCTTCTTCTCCACCGCCTTGGCTACCTGCTCTTCCTCGGGTTGGCTCTTGTCTATGATTCGTCCGCTCCTTACGAGGGGATGGCGGCGGATAGCCTCAGCCACCTCCTTCTGCGAGGTCTGGAAACCATACACGCCCTTGCCTGTCTCGTCAAACTCGATGTCCTTCACCAGTCCGCTGGCAAGCGTCACCGTGAAGATGAGCATACTGTGGGCAACAAACTCGTAATTCATATATGTCATGGTGTTTATGGTAAGGAGATAGTGTCACCTTTCGGCTCTGCTATCCCCTTGGTTCATATATCTAGAAAACTATCAGTGCACCGTTAAGCCGCAATCTCCTCGTCGGTCACTGCGTCGGCATTGTCAAACACAGGGCGTGACACACGGGCATGGGCGTTCGGATAGGTAAGTACCCAACAACTGTATTCCTCCATGACCACACCGTTCGAGTTGCGAATGAGCAAGTCCTTCAAGTTGTACTCCTTGCGACTCCAAGCACCGAAGACGTACTTGTCAAGATAACGCTCGTCCAAGCAGAAGGCACGTCCGTCCATGCCCCACATGTTGAAGGAGTCGTGACGGTAGATGAGAATCTTGGTGCCCATGGAAGTGAAGGTCTCGAAGTCGAGCTTCCATCCTTGGTAGTCCTTCTCGGTCTCGGTGATGACACGTCTCGTTGAGCGAAGGTTTGCGAAAGCTTGGTAAATGAGGTTGTCAACGAAGAGCAACTTGGTACGGCTGGAGTTACCTGCGTCCTTCAAGATGGCTGAAATGAATCGGGTCAAGTCCTTCTCTGAAATGACGTACTCATACACCTTCTTTTCTACAGTTCCACCACTTCCGTTAGAGACTTTCGCCGTCACAGGAATCTTGTTGCCGTTCTCGTCAATCTCCATCTTAGGCTGCCAATGGCCCACGGTAATGTCCTTACCTGCCATCCAGTAGATGCCGCCCATCGTATAGACAGCACCAATCTCCTTGTTTGGAGTAGATACGCTGCGATAACCGAACAAGCCGCTTCGCTCCTGACCGTAGCGCATATCGTCCATCGCCATCTTCTCCTGACGTGTGAACGTCCACTGTACTTGTGTCTTGCTCATACGGTCGATGATGGACTGCTCCACCATCATGATGAAACGCTGGCAATACTGCCAAGACTTGTCGGGCATGGTGTAGTAAGAACCTGTCTCCACCTCTTTCTCACCTGCCGCTCTTCCCAATCGAAGGAGGGTCGTGCCCTTCTTGATGGCTGGGATGTCATAGCGGTTGCCCTTGCTGGTGTTCTTCTTGCCGTTCAAGGCATAGCAGATAGGGTTGTTATCGACATCGCTGTCAATGACACGCAACTGCAAAGGAACCATGGTGCTTCGGGTTGTACCATCGTCGTTATAGCCCATCACGCCATCCACCATGATGATGTCGCCAACGTCGAACGCCGTGCTGTTCACCACCTTCAAGGTCACGGTCGTACCCTTGCTGCTCTCGGCTAAGTCCTCCTCCAAGGTTGACTTGATTGGACGCTGGCCGATGCTGTAGAACTCCACACGGATGGAATCGACTGGCGTGACCTTCTTGGCGGCACGCAAAATCTGGTCGATAGGGCAACTCTCGAGTTTTAACTCCACGATAGACGGATTCACATACGCCATGTAGTAGTCGAAGTTACCCATCTCCTCCTGTGCTTGTCGAGAACCTGCCTCGGTCTTCATGCCTGTTCCACCGATGCCAGGACCATCCACAGGTCCAGTTGTGCCACCGTCACCAGGCGAGGCTGGAGGTGTCTCAGCCATGGCATACATGCTGCCACCACTCAGAATCATGACGAGAATCGCCATCATGAAACCAAACCATTTCTTTAACTTTTTCATACTTTTGAAAATTTGTTATTGATTAAACTTAAAAACTTATCGTCACATTCCTCTCATGCGCTCGTAGGCAAGTTCCGTATCAGACTTCTCACGTGGCAACGAGGCTGGACCGCCTCCACCGCTCACGCTCACGTTCTTGCCGCCCTTCGTACCGTCATGGAGTTTCTTCTGCTGGTCTATCTTCTCGTTGCGACCACGCTTGTAGCCCTTGTCCTCGGCATCGGCAACCGCCTTGTCGAAGTCCTTGATTTGCATCAGACGCTTGAAGTCATCCTTGGTGAGCTGGTACTTGGCGGCACGCCAGATGAAGCCCTCCTTGCCTTCCTCGTGACCATACATCCATTCTATCATCGGCTTGATGTCATCGGGCTTAATCCTTGCCTCCTTGATGAAGGCTTCCAGCTCGGCATCCTCCTTGTCCATGGCTGCGGCAAGCTCATCGTTGCTCTTGGCTAGTTTCTCGCTAGCCTCCACCTCGTCCTTCTCCTTCTTCTTCAAGCGTGCCCTAGCCTCATCGTCGCCATTGATGGCATCGATGAAGTCCTGTCCTAGGTTGTCTATCAGATAGTCGGTGAAACTGAACTCGCTTCCGTCGGGGTTCTTTCGGGTTGACATGCCAGTGATAAGACCGGGTGCTTGCGGAAAATCCCTCAACATGTTGTTGAAGTCATCCATCCTTTGGTTATTCTGGTCAAATTGGTCGTAATCGGTCGAAAACTGACCATAAACGGCATCCTCATCATCCATGTTGATGTTGGGATAACGCTTTGCGAAACGCTCCCTGAAAGCGTCTCTCTTCGATTTAACGTTTTGATTTTCAGTCGTTTCCTTTGCCATAGCACATATACATTAATAATTTGCGGTAAAATTAAAGAAAATTTCGTATTACTTTTTGATATTTTGCGCAACTCGCTGTATTAACTTTGCCATGATGAAACACCTAAACTCCATATCGCAAATCAACCTGGAGAGAGACCGTGAGATGCTTCGGCTCTACAGGAAGGCAAGGGAGGTGGCTACGTACCCCACCACCTCGGTCAAGTTGTGCGAGATTGTTGCCTCGCTGCCCACGTCCTGTTACTACATATCCGACACGTCGGCGGCAAGGTACGTCTCCAACCGCCTCAAAGGAAAGATTCCCAAGTTCGGGGTGGCGTTCGAGAAGAAACGACTGCTATACGAAGCCTTCTACATCGACTTCCTCAAAGTGAGAAAGATGGAGGGAAACCAACGGAAGTGCATCAGCCAACTCGTTGACATTGCGTTGCTGCGACCTGCGCCCTGTCTGGGTCTCTCCTGCCGCTCCATTAGACAAAAGATTTCCGCCCACCTCAACAAGAGCAAGGGCAAGCTCATTCTCGCCAAATAAAAAATCATCCACATGCGTACATTATATATTACCATACTCCTCATCGCCTTGATGGCTCTCGCCATTCCGTTGCACGACAAGTTGGCGGTATCGCCGACCACACCGACATACACCCACCTCGTCTATATGTTCGGGCACGCTGGCTTCATCCATTGGGCGGTCAACTCATGGTGCATCCTCATGCTTCACCACCAATTCAAGCCCCACCGTGTCATTGCCTCATGGCTAGGCTCGGTCGTGCTCTCCTTCCTATATTACCCATCGCTGCCAGTCTTGGGTGCGTCCGTCATAATTTCATTCTTCATGGGGATTACCTCGCCATGGCTCTACAGGTACAAGCGTCTTGCCTTCTGGCAGATGGTCGTGCTCCTTGCCATCGGCTGCGTCCTGCCGCACATAGCTGGCACTTACCACCTCGTCCTCTTCGCCTTCGGTTTTCTCTACGCCAAGGTGGAGAGTTTCATCCATCACGCCAACAACCTAAAGATATAGCATCGTGTCTGTAGCAAAGTCTTCATTGAAGGTCAAGCCTCAGCCAAGCATCTCTGAGAAAAAGCTAAGGGAGATACTTGACGAGAGTACGGAGAGATTGAGAAGTCTCTTCGCTACCTACCGTCCTATCACTGGAGAGAACGCCCCTGGCCTTCGGTTCGAGTGTACGATTTCCGACTTCCTCGACGGTAAGAAGCTATGGTTGCCTGTGGAGATGCTAAAGTCCAAGAAATTCTGCGCCATCGTCAACTGCGGCTCCATCGACAAGTTCTGCCAGAAGTTCCTGCCAAGCCAAGATGCAGAGAAGGCACGTGACGCTGTCTTTCGCTACATCATCAGGCTGCGCTGCAAGCACGACTTCTATTTCTTCGCATACGCCTACGCCCGAATCAAGAACAAGGACGGTGGCAAGGACATTCCTTTCCTGCTGCGACCTGCACAGGTCAAGCTCGTCAAGGTGTTTGAGGAAATGCGGCTTCACGGCGAGTTCCATCACATACGAGTGATTCTGTTGAAGTGCCGCCAGTGGGGTGGCTCTACCGCTACAGACATCTACATGTCGTGGATTCAGATATTCTGGAAGACCAACTGGAACTCCAACATCATCGGTCACCAGTCTTCGTCCGCCACACAGGTGTTCGACATGTACGAGAAACTGATAAACGCCATCCCTATGTGGCTCTTCTACGACATCGGTCAGCCTTTCAAGAACGACGCTCGCAAGTTGAAGACATCGGGCACCATCCAAAACATCAAGTATCTCCTTCCACGTGACTGCAAGATACAGACTGGCTCTGCACGAAACCCAGAGTCGTGTCGCTCGGGCGACGCTGCCATGGCTCACATCACGGAGGAGGCGTTCTTCCCGAACACAACGGAATGGACTCCTGCCAAGGTAATCAAGGCGGCTGCGTCTTCCATACAGACGGACCCGCTCACCTTCATCGTGCGTGAGTCAACGCCTAACGGACGTGAGAACGAGTTCCACGACGCTTGGGTGAAGGCTAACTCCTTCGACAAGGACGGCAAGCGCATGTCGGCGTTTACCCCTGTCTTCGTGGCTTGGTTCGAGATTGAGAAATACACCCTTCCCTTCAAGAGCGAGGACGAGAAGGCGAACTTCGCCATCTGGCTTTGGGAGAATCGTGAGGATGAGCAATTCCACGGCAAGTACTTCTGGTGGCTCTTCGACATCAAGGGGGCTACATTGGAAGGCATCCATTGGTACATCGAGAAGTCCAAGGAATACGAGTCATTGGACGATATGCGCCAAGAGTACCCTTCCGACGATGTGGAAGCCTTCCTGTTCTCGGGCACTACCGTCTTCGACCCATACAAGTTAAAGGAGATGGAGGAGGACTGCAAGGGCGTTGAGCCTATCATGGTGGGTGACATCGAGGGAGATTCCTACGATGCCGCCGACCCAACTTGCATGGACAACATCAGATTGGTGGAACGCTCGGGTGGTCCATTCAAGGTTTGGTCAGGACCCGACAATAGCGAGATTGTCAAGCACCGCTACATCGTCTCTTGCGATATTGGCGGCTCTCACAAGACTTCCGACTTCTCCGACATCGTTGTTCTTGATCGATATGATGAGATATACGGCGGCGTGCCTGAGTTGGTGGCTGAGTGGCACGGTCACTGCGACGCTGACCAACTCGCCATGAGGTGCGCACAGATTGCACACTTCTACAACGACGCTCTGTTGGTGATTGAGAACAATACGGCATACTCTCGCATGAACAATACTGAGGGAAACCAGTCCGAACTGTTCTTCCCTATCCTCTTGCCACTGTACTCCAACCTTTACAGTGCCTCTCAGTCCAAGTTGAAGAAGGTGAAGAACATCGAGCAAAAATGGGGATTCAACACCAACAAGGCGACCAAGGTGGCGGTGGTGAAGACCATGGCACGCATCATCCGTGACGGCAGCTATATGGAGCGTGAGCCTGCCGCCATCGACGAATGCACCTACTACCTCTACTATCAGCAAAACGATTGCTACGGTGCGGTGGCTGGCAAGCACGATGACCGTGTCATGGCACGTGCCATCGCCCTCTACGTGGAGAAGGACATGCCTGTGCCTGAGATTGTTCCGTTCAAGAGCAAGGAAGAGAAGGAACGTGAGGCACTTCGCCGCAAGAGACCTGTCGTTGCTGAGCTGGCAGGAATGGGATAATCGCCAATAGATTGAAAATAACGACAAACAATTGAATTATTCATCAATAAAACTGCATATTATGAAACAGACTTATTCCAATGGGCTTCGCAAGATTATGATTGCCTTCTATCAGCCCATCATCACACGCATCGAGTTGTTCCGTGCCACAAGGATGTGGCGCAAGGGAGTGAAGGCGACCATTGCCAAGTACAAGGAGGGCGGTGCTCCACGCTTCTACATGCTCTTCGACTTGTCGCACAAAGACTGGGCCATCATGACATACGACCCGAACCGAAAACGGCTGCTCTCCTACAGGCGACTGGTTCAACTAGGCAAGTGGAAGGCCTCACGCTACTTCAAGAACGTGGAGGACATCAAGAAGGGCAGCTTCTACTACACGCCGTCCAAGTGGGGAGCGGTAGGCTGCGACGAGGACAACGGCGTGCGTGAGGAGAAACTGCGCATGTGGCAGAAATTCTATATGTTCAAGGTCTCCACCATGATGGAGAAGCTGCGTGCCTACAAACGCAAGCACCACATCAAGTAAACGTAAGAAGGCAGAGGGCTTCACAGCTCCCTGCCTTCGACTTTTACCTTAAAACCTAATACAAATCTATTAACTAATATAACCTAAACTTAATTTTTATCGTTTTTGAACTAGAAGTATTTTTTTTCTATGATGCCGATGGAAGCTCCGCCAATCCGTTAAGACTTGCGCCCGAATCCTTCAAGTGGGCTGCGCCCTGTGCGGACGGCTGTGGCATGTTGGCGGTCGGAACTTCACCATTGGCAGCTTGCTGCGCCGCAAGAGCCTCAGCCTTGTCCATCTGCTCCTTCAAGTACTTGCGTATGCGGTACGTGCCAGGGAAGTTTCCGTTGGTCAGCATGGTGTAAGCGTCTATCTTGCCCTGTGACATCAACTGCCATAGCAAGTCGTTGATTTGGTCTCTGATGATGGCACTGTAGGAATCCAAGTCCATAGCCACGTCCAAGTCCATGTCTCGCATGGTCTCGGGATTGAACGCCGTGCGGAAGTTGTCGCCTGTCAGTTGGATGCTGTCGTGCTCGTCACAGAACTCCTGTATGAGATAAATCTTCTTCTTCGCCTCACGAAGCTTGAAACTGTTGAAACTCTCCACGAAATCGGTCACTGAGGTCGATGCGGACTCTCTTTCAAGTTGGTATTGCTTTCCGCTGGTGTTGCGGTGTACGCCCTGCAACGCTCCCTGCACGCCACTGCCCTCGCCCGACATCTGCTTGGCGAAGTTTATCATGAACTCCACACCTGCTGGTATGCTCTTGTTGACCAATACCTGAGGCGGCTTGCCTCCGTTCTTGGAGTTCCAGAAGACCGTTCCGTTGGTCTTCACGTAGTTGACCTGCATTTCCTCGAAGGACTGGTGTTCGCTCATGGCGTTCTCGTCAACGACCATCGTGCCCTTTGCGCCGTTGGCTACGAGGAAGTTCACCATCATCATGTAGTGGTTCAGCGTGCGTTGGTTGTTCTCCATCCTCATCACGAAGCTGCGAACCTCGCCCTGCAAGGCTGGGTAGGCTAGGAAGGTGTACGGATGGATGTAGGTACGATAGCCACCTCTTAATATATAATAAGGTGATTCCCTCGCATCGAGCAAGTAACCGTTCGGGGTGACATATCGGCGATACCAGAAGGTCTCCAACTGTTTCTCATACTCTATCAGTTCCAACTCGTCGGGGGCTACGTATGTGATTGGCTCGCCGTTCTCGTCAAGCACAGGCAAGCCGTTCTCGTCCTTCATGATGTTGTCCTGTTTGCGCTGCTCGTTCTCAGCGTCTATCGCCGCTTGGTCTGCCAACGGTCTGAAACCAGCGTCACCGCTCAGACGGTCATGCACCCATAGGGATTGGCGGCTCTCCTTCGTCCACGCCTCTATGACACGGTACTTGCCCACGATGGAAGAGTGCAAGAAGTCCTCCAAGCCACTCAGCTGCGCCTCGCCTGTGTAGGCATAGCCCTGTTCGGGAGCGTAATGGCTCTGCGTCTGGATGTAGATGGAGTTGAGTTCGTTCTTCTCTCTCTCGCTGCCGTCGGTGAACTTCTCCAGTATCTGCCGCCATGTGAGGTCGTGAGCCTCTGCGATAAACTCGATGTCGCTCAGGTCTGACTTGTAGAACGGCGGTATGGCAAGCTTGAATATGTCAACCTCGTCGTTGAAGATGGTCTCCCTGCCATCCCTTCGGTCGTGGACGGTCTTCAATCCTATCAATCCGAAGCAACAGAAAGCGTAGAACAGGCGTGCGTCTCGCTCCTGTCGGTCGTTGTTGTTGTCGTTCTGCCGTAGGTACTCGTTGAAGAAGGAGATATATTGCTCCTCGTTCGGATCAACGGCACGGCACGAAGCCGTGGAACGCTGCTGGCGTACCAAGCCGACAAGGGAAATGAGTTTGTCGCTCAACGTGTCGTACTCCAGTATCGGCATACCCTGCAACTCCATGTACTTACGCAAGGGCATTTTCCTTCCATTGTACTCCACTGGCTCTTCCAACTGTCTTCCCATGATGAAGTCATCGGCACGCTTCCACTTCTTGCGAAGCTCCGACATGTCATCGAAGTAACGGCACGCCCATTGCAGGATGCGAAGGCACGACTCACTCTGCTTGAACCTAGTCGTGCTCACGCCTTTCAGCGAGTCGGGTCCAGCCTCAGCATAGTTGGTTATATCATTTATGAGACGATAATCTGGCATATTCTTATCTATTTTTCGGTAAAGTTACTGCATTTTGCCCTCTCGCTTGTGATAAGTTGCGCAACTTATCGTTATTTTTCCACTTTTTATGTCTATTTTTGTTCCGCTTTAATCAAATACGTATTTTTATGAGTAAACTAGTTGACGTTCATGAAGCCTGCGTCATCACCAAGGATGACAAGGGCAATCTGTCTCTTGTGGGGAAGGCGAAGGAAGCCTTGACCTCCATGAGCAAGCATAAGGTCTCCGTGTCCATCCTTGTCTGTGAAAACAAAAAAGAAGACGTGGAGAAGTTCCTAAAGGAAAACGACGTGCCTTTCGCATCCATCCGCTCCAAGGGAGAGGAAAACAAGGGCGAGGACGGCAAGGAGTCGAAGGCTGACGTTCTGGTCATGCCTGGCTCGAAGGTGGTCACGCTCGATGGCGACTGGCAATGGTGCCTTGACCGCATCGTCCAACGACTGTGGGGTGAGAAAAAGAAGGAAGCCCCGAAGAGCGAACAGCAGCGCATGGACGCTGCCATGGACGATTACATCAAGTGGGCGAAGCCACAAAAGAAGACCAACGGCGAAATGATTCAAAGCGGTGTCTGAGCCATCAAAAGGCAAAGTTTAAATTTTTAGATATTACTATTTTTTATTTGGTTAGAATTTTACATAACTATCAAAGGCGACCCGTTGTGAAACGAGCCGCCTTTTTCTATATCTGGGAGCGACGAGGGCTTACTCCAACTTCCTCACATGCTCCATTCCGTTCAAGTCCTTCAAGAGTTGCTGACGTGTCAAACGTATCTGTCTCAGCAGCTCCTTGTCCTCCTTTCCGCCCAACTTCTTCTTCAATCGGTTCATCTTGCTTGTGGCACGGCTGATGGCTTGGCGAGCCTTGAATATCCTTGCGTATGTCTCTCGGAACGACTGAGCCTTGCCTGGGTCCGATCCCCTCAGCTCCGCCAATCGGTCGGCATATTGCTTGGTGCTGCTCTTGACACTCTGAATGCGCCAATCCTCGGTCACGTCCTTGGAGTCGGCAACCATCAGATACTTGTCATCCGTCTTCGCCAAGTCCTTGATGTCCTCGCCTTGTTGATAAGCATCCACCATGTCCTTCGCCTCCTGCCAAGTAAATGCCTTGTACTCGCTTTGTGAGAGGAACTTTCTCATTTTTTCCCTCATCTTGCGTTTCTCGGTCACGCTCTTGGCTTCGTCAAAGCGTTGGATGGCTATCTGCAACGAGGTTACACCGTCCTGCATTTCCTTCGATTCAAGTGCCTTGATGGAAGAAATAGCGGCTTGCAGTTGTTTCTCCGCATCAATACCATTTCTCTGGCAACTTTGGTAGGTAAGGAACACTCCTTCCATGTCACCGCTTAGGATGAAGTTCTTGAAGTAGTCCTGTGCCTTCCAGTTGCTGAATCCCTTCGAGGATGGGAAGAAGAAGTCAACCGCCTTGAACTCCTTGTTTTCTTGGCTCGGAATCAAGAAAGGTGCCCAGTAGAGCGCATCCTTGTAAAGCAAACCGATGGTCTTGCCATACTTGCGTTGTATCTCTTGGTCGGCATGGCTGGCTTGGAAGTCGCTCAAATAGTTGATGTCATCAAGCACCATTCTTGCCATAGGGTTTGCCTTGCCAAGCATTCTCTGCACCATTGGGCCAGGGAACTCCAGTTCTCCCTTCGAGTTGAAAAGATACTCTGGAACCTCACGGAACTGCTTGCCATGACGCACATACATTTCCGTGCCATCGGCATAGCGTCCTGCAAATATCTTGCTCTGCTGTCCTGCCGTGTTCCCTCTCATCAAATAGTCGTACCACTTCATTCCGTCTGGATATGCCAATTCGTATGGACTCTTGTAGCTAGGGTTGGTCTTGCGCATTTCCTTCGCCTTCTCGTTCTCCCTCTCCTCGTCCATCGCACGGAATGCGGCATTGATGCCGTTGGCGAATGCCTCGTAGAAGATGGAGAAACCGATGCCGTAACAAAGGAAAGAGGATTTCTGACGTGCCCATCTTGCCTCCTCTAAAGGAGTAAGTTCACCTTTACCTCTTGCCTTCGCCCAAAGATGTTTATAGTAACTTTTGAAACTATCCAAGGTCGCCTCGTTCCAAATAGAGCCGAAACCTGTCATGGCAAGGAAGTGGCGTGTGGTCGAAGCGTTCCAGTCTGGGGAAAGCAACACTCGCCCTGCATAGCGCAATGCCTTGTGACTTGCACCAAGCACATCCCAATGCTGACCGCCGAACATGTCGTTGACAAACTGCCCGTCCTCGTCCAGTTGCTTGCTCAGTTGCTCCGCTGTCCATCCCTCTTTCTTGGCACGTTTTTTTGTCTTCTCAGAGCGTATTTTATAAGTGGCAAGTTTCAATCCATCATGAAGGAAATCCCACAAGGCAACATCCATGCCCTTGTTGGTGAGCGCAAGGAACTCGGATGCCACCTTGAATGGCAAGGTAGCCATACCAACGACCTTCTGACCGACATTTCCGTTTATCTTGTCTTGGATGCCCTGCATGGCATTGCGGAAACTCTCGAACATATTCTGCACATCCGCCGCCGCATAGTCGTTGGTCGCTCCAAACTTCACTAGGTGGGATGCCGCCTCCTGGAAGTCCTCGGGATTGGAGAAGCATGGCAACTGGTGCGTCCTCATGGTGTCGCCCATGAGGTACTTCATTAAGTGCGCCATCGCCTTCTTAGGTCCGAACTCTATCAGATTCTGGACCATATACACCTCGGTCAACGCTCCTGCATGGAATCCACTGAAACCAAGCTCAATCTTCTTGGCACTCGAAGCGGCGGTGTCGAACGCTCTCCAGAATGGGGATGACTCATAAGTGTCGAACACCACCCCGAAACGGTCGGCTGCGCTCTTCTCGCTATATAGCACATACTCCTTGCCTGTGATTGGGTTCTTTACCTTCACTTGCTTGGGGGAAACGTTATACACCCACACTGGACCTATGCCAGGAACCTCGAAGTACTTGTATTGCTCCAAGTTGAACGGTGCGACGGAAGAAAGGATTGGGTCGCTCGAAATGATGTCGCCGTTCTCGTCTCTCTCCACCACGTTCAAGCCGCTCACCTCCTGTAGCATGGTCTTGTTAGCCCATGCCTCGATGTTGCTACGACTGTAGTATGCCATCATCTTGGTGATGTCGGTGGTCTTAGGCACAAGTCCTAGGTTGATTCCCTCCATCAAGGTGCTGATGGTTCTTGGCTTCTCGTTAGGGCTTTTCGTGCGCTGACGGTTCTCCACGTATGTCTTGTATGCCTCGGGGTTGGACTTCTCCTTATCCCAAATGTGGTTTACGTAGTCGGCGGTGAAGCCAGTGTCCTCACGCAAGGTATGGTTGTCCTTCAACCAGTCATACGTGTAGTTGTACCAGTCATGGATGGCATCAAGGGTTGACTTCATTTCCTCGGAAAGGTTCTCGTAGTCGATTCCCTTAGGCACGATTCTCGTATGGGCTATGAGAGGCTTCACTTGGTCTGATAAAATGTCCGTGCCGTCAAGAGGAACAAAACCAACGTCCAACTTGTGGTTCTCGTTGATGGCGTTCGCTATCTTGCTGGCTTGCTCGCTCACGGCGTGTACATCGTCGTACTCTGGCACAAGTTTCTCCTCGTTGCCCTTCTTCACCGTCTTGTAGTGGAATCTGCCTATCAATTCCTCGAAATCATCGATGTAAGGTTGAATGTCTCTCACGTCCTTAGGAGTGATATGAATGTGCCCCTTGGCGAACACGCCTGTACTATTCAAGTCGAAAGCCAAGTCACGGATTCTTCTCGGTGCTTCTATTATATAAGGTATAGCCTCAGCGAGTGCATCTGCCTTAGAAGACTTCCCCTTATATTCCGAATAGAGCTTGTGGCAGAAACCGCTTCCTGCCATGCCCTCGATGCGTCTCTTGATGTCGTTGATGTAGATGGCATCGTCGGCACTCGCCTCCTCCATGTTCTTTCGTCGGTGGATGACGGCATGTTTCACGGTTCGGGCTGCGCCTTCCTTGCTCACGTCCGTACTCGTCACCTCCGCCATGGCATCCATCACCCTCTTGTCAAGGTCTGCCGCCTCTGGTGAGGTCTCGGCTGGATATACCTTTCCCTCGTAAAGGTCTAGGTCGGCGGTCTCCTGCTCGTTCAGCTCATGTCGGGTCAGCCAATCCTCATAGCGTTGGGTTGCCTCCACTTGCTTCTGCTTCTCCCATGCGAACATGTCTGGCATAGGGTCTTCCTTGTCGTTGATGGCGTTCTGCCATTTCTCATATTCCTTGTAACGTGGGAAGAAGGATTCATCGCTCTCTCCTTCCTCTCGTTTTGGCAACGAAGGCATATCGTCGCCGACAAGTCCATGACGGTCACGCCAGTCCTTGTTGAGCTGTTCCCATTCCTTCTTGCCCTCCACGTCCTTGTCTATGTCATAGAACTGAGGTGGCTCTGGGTCGTTGGTGTCCTCTCGGGCATCCTTCCACCGCTGCCACTCACGCACACGCTTCATGTATTGGATAGGACTCTCACCCTTCTTCATGCGTGGTTTGCCACTGCCCTTGTCACTGAGCGCATTCTTGATGTCATCGCCTGTGGCTTGGCGCATGATGGCATCTTGCTTGTCCTTAGACATGTTATCCCAAACGTGCAGAGCCTTCCCTGCCTTCATCAGGTAATAGCGCAAGTCCTTGTCGTTGAGAAGACCAGGAACACGGATTCCCAACTTCTTCAACGCCTTGATGAGATAGTGCTTCATCTTAGTCCAAAGGGTGAAGTCCTTTGCCGTCTTAGGGCCATCCTCCGCCAAGTGGGCGATGTAGTCCTGGGTTGCCTCGTTGAGACGGTCGGCATTCTTCCATTCAGGGTCGTACTTGTTGGCGAAGTCGAGAATTTTGCCACGTGTGTCACCATCCACCGATTTATACACAAAGTTGGCGAAGTCTCTCACACCTTGCTCACCACCTAGAAGCACCTCCATGCCCTCGTGTCCCACCTTCTCATGGAAGACGGTGCGCTGCGCATCGTTGGCATCCTCACAGTTAGGGAGATAGACATGAACGGTGTGGTTGCTTGGGTCGTACCATCCCTTTGCGCCACGTTCCACGTCCGCACGATACTCCTCAGGAACACTCTCCACGGAAGCATAAACGTTAGCCTCAGCACCTCCAAGAGTGTTGGCTACATTCTTCACCACATCTAGTGTGTCCTTGCCGATAACAGAGCCATTGTTTCTCATGCCGTCGCCCAAGCGTGCCTTGGTCTTCTTTGCTTTCTTGCCATACACCTTGGAATAGTGAGTACCTGCATGTTCCCCTTCAAGAAGAACACCCTTGTTGTCGGTCTCGACAAAAGGAACGCCAAGTTTCTCCAACTCTTTTCTGAGACTTGGAGTTACCACGTTGGAAGGCATGATAACCTTTTTGTCCTTAAACATGTCGTTCACAATAACATCAGCTACCTCACTGTCAGGCACGATACGCACAGGTTTATCCCAACGAGAGAGAATCAGCTTACGTTTGCCGGTCAACTGTCCTTGGATAATACCTGCCTTCCACTCGACTTCACCCACAGCATCCTTGGCTTTGTCAGCCTTGTAACCACTGGTGAGCTCGCTCTTTGGCACCTCAACCTCTACAGTTACAATGTTTGGACGATTCTGAGCCTCGCTAAACTGGTCATTCAGTGGGGTACGAGAAGTATGAAGGTAAGGATTGTAAGCAGCCTTTAGTGACTTACCGTTACCCTTGTTTAGGGTAAACATACCCTTATCGTCAGCAAGTTCTGGTCGCTCGTCTGCCTGTTCCCATTTACCAAGTTCGATAGGCTGCACAAACTTGCCCTTCACCTTTGCAGCCATCGGTGGATAGAGTTTTCCATCATCACCAAGTTGCATGGCACGATACACTTTTACAGTGTCCTCATTATCAAGTTTCTTGATGGTCTTAGGGTCAGTCACAACTGAATAGCTGGCACCGCCTCCATCCATGACAATCTGGTCGCCTCTATCCACATCCTCTGTATCAGATGCCAATGAGTTTCTTCGTTCCTCGTCTGTCATGCCCATACGAGACATAACGTTTCGAGCCTCAACCTCTCCTGCAAGATTATAATAAAGTTCGTCATCAGAAAGATTCTTCAAGGCATCTTTCAGTTTGTTATTGATACCCAAGGCATCTTTGTTCCCCTTCGGAATCGAGTTCCAAACTTCGTCTGCCAAACGGTTGAGTTCATTGATTGCCTCATCCACGTGATAGCCAGTTTCGGCAATTTGCTTGGCATTCAAGTCACTAAGTTGGTCATAGTCATTTACCAACTTCGAGTTTTCTTCACCGTCCAATAGGTTCATGGCATCCCAATAGTACTCAATAGCCTTATCCTTAATGAAAGGATTGTCACTATTGATTAGCCCCTTGAACTTACCCAAATTCAATGCTGTTTTTTTGAAGTCAACCCATGTCTTCATCTTTTGTAGGGCATAATCCGCATACTCAGAGTTTTCATCAATGATTTTCTGAATCCTCTTACGGACATCATTTGAGTTTCCACCCTTGGCAAAACCCTCGATATATTGGATTGCATGCTGCACTTCATGTGCAAGAACCTTTTTACCATAATCGTTCAATGAAATTTGTGTACCAAGGAACTTCACACCTTTTTCTAGAGGGATTGCATTTAATAGACGCACGACCTTAGCAACTTTCGGCATATCTTTCTCTATTTTATTAAAGAGTTCATCTGCCTTTAACTCATCCTCGGTATATCCACCAAACTGATCTATAGCATCATTCGCCCAACTTTTTGTATCATCAGGAAAGGAAGCACACGCATCCATAAATTTCTTTTTAGCAACCTCGATGTCCTTGAAATTAGATGGCTTAGAATATTTCTTCTCCACGGTAAACATATCCGTTCTTAACGCAATGTTATTGTGGAGATTATCATACATTCCTTGCAAATCCGTTTTCCCCACCATCTGAACATCAACGTTCTTTAGAGATGGATAAGCATCAAACAGCCCTTTATCATCAATGAGGTCAGACAACTTACACAAAGGTTCGTTGTAAGGAGCATAAGGACCTACATGAACAATATTTATATCTTTATCTACAGTTATTGGCTTCTCTGATTTAAAATCAGGGATTTCATATCTCCATTTTCCATCAGCACCACGTTCCCAACCTGTTGCAAACTTTATGACTTTTGGTGTTAGAGCATTATTTTCCATCGCTTTTGCTACTTGCAGGTTATCCATGCGGATGGTTTGCTCCTCTGCCTTGTCAGCCTCAGCAGCTCCCTTCTCACCTGCAAACATGAAGCGAATGCCCTCAGAGTTATTGATGGCATCCATCGTAACCTTTTCACGTTCTTCCTTCCCATCATAAGTATGCACATCAATGCCAGCCTTCTTCAAGGCATCCACCACGTCCTTAGGAGTGTCCTTTGGCACAATAGCCTTCTCAAATTCATCAAGACCATAAGGACGCATGAACTTGGTCTCGAAATAGATGGAAGGCTTCTCATTCTTGACAGCATCAATCAATTCATTCAACTTGTCGATGTCCTCGTCAGTCAAGTCCACACCATACTCATCCTTAGCATATTTCTTTGGATTCTTCTGTGTGGCAGCCTCTTCCAATCTATCCATGCCATAGCTTTCAAATGGACCAGCATCAGGTTGCATCTTATCAGCCAACTCATCATAGACAGGTTGCCATTTTTCTTGGAACTTCTCAACGTCCTCATAGTTGTCGGTCAAATTGCCCTTCTTCTTTCGGATTTGGTCAAGAGTCCCCATAGGTTTCAATATAGATGCTACGAAATGACTGAAAGAAGCCGAACCAACGGAAGCATTCTTGCCGTCTTGTTTCATTACCTTCACCGCATTCTCCACGGTGTTAGGCAGATACTTGCGATTGCCGTCAGCCTTATATCCAGCAAAGATAACCTCCTCCACATTATAGCGGTCATTGAGTTTTTCTTTCCATGAATCGAAGTCTTCCTTCATGCCATTGTCCTGAATGTATTGTTGTGCAGCTTTCATCGTTGCATTCTCGTCCACCTTACCAGAAGTCTCTGCATCACGCAGTATGCCATCAACGAAACGAGACAAAGCCCCATAGTCATAGCCATGTTCCTTCATCCAATCAACATCAAGTTGTTTGTTCTTGGCAATATTGGAGTTTGGTCTTTTTTTGATAAACTCCTCATCCTTCTTGATGAAGTTCTTGATGTCATTGTCAAACTCCTCCCGATTACCATCATACACCTCACGAATGAACAAATCAAGAAGCTTTTCCTTCTGTTCATCAGTAGTTGAATAGATACTATCCAATTTTCCCAAGATGCCTTTCACCTCATCATGGAGTTCCTTTGGATATTTACCTTCCACATGCACCAACTCAGGAGCTTTTCCTTTCTCATGCAAATAGAGATAAGCTAAACTGTTTGTATCACGACCATCCATGAAGCTGTTGATGGCATTTCTTGTGAGACTTTGCATTTCCTTTGGAACGGATTCTATGTCGTCGTAAGCGACATCACCACCATTGCCACCAAACTTCTTTTCTACTGGAGGATAGATAGGAGTCCATGCATCTGCGGCATAAGTGCCGATATTCTTGCCTGTTCTCTTGGCAATTTTTTCTGCCTTCGGTATCAATGTAATCTCGCCAAAGCCCGAATAAATTCCGTTCTTGGAGTCTATCACGCCCATGGAAGGTGCGGCAAAGCCACCTTGCTTGATAGTTTTGCGTAGCTTGTCAAGGCTGATGTTGTGCATACCAAACATGGTTTTGTCCGCATCCCTTGAAGCCTTAGCAGCCTTGGCAGCCTCTCGTGGGTCAATGCCATCGAGCAAGTCCTTCATCACACGGTCTGCTACCTCCTCGGCTGTGGTGAAGTGGATGTGAAGGAAGTCGGCAACCTTCTTCCAGAACTTGGCAAGAACCTTCTTCAATCGCTGTAGGGCATACATCGCCTTTGCCTTTTCGGTGATACTACCATCACCATCGACAATGGCATCATACTCCTTGCGAAGACGCTCTGCGCCTCGCTTACCAGAGTACTGGGCTAATACCTCATCAGCTAGGTCGCTGTCCGACTCCAAGTGAGGATATTCCTTCTTCACCTTATCCCAGACTGGCTTCAAGCCCTTCATCAAGTTCACGATGTTCTCCCATTCCTTAGGATTTTCAGAGCGAACCGCCTCAGCCCACAAGTGGGCATATTCATGGATAGGAGTTTCACTGTTCGCAATACGAGGGTCGATGTAAATCTTGCCATCTACGGTGTAACCGTATGCCTCACCGTTAGGAGTGCGGAAAAACTTCACATGATTCTTTATCTGCATATCCTCTGGCTTGAAGATGACATAGTTAGTGTCACCTTCCTCTGCACCACCGAAGTTACGACCAGCCTTGTACTTAATGCCAGTGTAGCCAAGAGAAGCGAGGAACTTGCTCACTGCACGAAGAGCATTCACATCTTGCCACTTCTTAGTATCTCTTAGAGCATAATTTAGATACCCATAGACATTATCACCAAAAGAACCATCCAAGGAGAAACCATGCTTTTCTAAATCGGCAAAGTCTATCTTTAATCGCTTTAATGTCTTCACGATTGTTTTCTTCTGCTCATCTGACAAAGGCGCATCCCAATCCAGATAGTTGCTGCCATTATCATCAGGTATATCCACCTCATAGAGAGAAGTCTTTGGAGTTTCGACAGACAAATTTAAGTCAAGCAATTTCTTCATTACATCAATCTGCTTTTTATAGAAATCTCCTTGATTCTCCTTATACAACTTTTGATATTCATCAATGGAGTCTTTTAGCTTTTGTTTAGCCTTTTCTACCCCCATTCTATCAACATTCACAAGGAAGTTATCTGCCTTAGAAACTCCATCCATGCCAACAATACCACTAAGAGTTGCCGACATGTGTCGCCAGTCCAGTTTTTCCCCATTATAGACAAAATACTTGTCTTTTCTGCCACTCTCGGCATAGTACTTTCCAATTTTTGGGGAAGAGGTAACGTAGCCACCCCAGCCAAACACTTGTGAACCTTCACCCTCGCCCATGTGGTCGAAGTCAAACTCTGTGAAGTCAGCACCGCTACCATGATATACTCGCTGTTCACGAATGTAGTTGGCATTCACCTCCTGCTTCTCAGCAAGTCCAGTCGTGTCCTTGAACTCACCACTATACAGTGCTTGCTTGATAGAATTAGCGATGTCTGCCAAAGGTTTGCCCTCAGCCTTGCGCAACTTAATGGCATTATAGTAGAACTCAACGATATGAGCATCACCATCATTGGTAATACCTTTGTTGTCCTTATTGGTAACAACGACACTGATAGCATCTGATTGTCCGTTTGTGTCTAGGTTGGAGACGGTTGCGTTATGGTCGCTGACACGGACAGTTACCACATTGCCATTCTTACACTCAAACGTGGCATACTTGCTAGACTTATCTTTCATGTCTATGCCAAGAGCGTCTGCCATTTCTCCTATGAAAGTTTTCGGCTGAGTTGGAGAGTTTTCTAAATTCTTGACAAGACTATCAAGATTTTTTAGTATCTTTGCACCGTCAGCACTTGAAATGGCAGTTAATGACCTTGGATTTGCTCCAAGCGAGGCGGTTTCAAGTGCTCTCTTTTTCTTGGCACTCATTCTTACACCGTTCTCCATTTCAATCACTCTCTGCCCTTCTTCCACGTCGGTAATCACGTCCATGCCGCCCTCACGTAATTTGTCGATGACGGCATCACGCAACACCTCTTCCTGACGTGTTGGTTTCAAGGCAGAGCTGCCCTTCTGATAACGCTCATCGGACTTGCGAGAGTTGAAACGTTGAGACAAAGGAATGACATTTCCCTTGTCATCGTATGTGACGGCATCAAGTAACTTTCGGTTGTTCTTGGTGTTCTTATAGGCAAAATCGGTGTCATTGGCATAGTCCTCTTCACGACCATAGCCCCATTCAGCTATATCGTTACCATCCCACCATATTTCATCAACAGGAACTTTCTGTTCAATAATATTGAAGTTATCACCCCAACCATGAACCTTAGCATTATCAACCGCATAAGCACGACTTGGAGTAACCCAATCACCATTTCTGAAAGAACCTTCCTTAACATCAGAAGGAACACTTCTATACATGGTAATAGTCTCACTCTTCTTCTGGATAGCGTTACGCACGTTATCAATAGCCTCCTTGCGCATAGGGTCAGCTGCACGATAATTACGAGGGTCTAATGCTATGAAATCGAGATTCATCGCATCTATACCACGATGGATATAATCACCCAAAGTTTGGTCTCCGTCATATTCATCATTATCCCACGCCTCCTTGCGCTCTTCCTTGGTCAAGAAGTAGCCATTGCCCCAAGGTGCAGAACCATTGAAGGCAGAAGTGCCCTGATAGCCGGAATCGGTAGAATAGCCAGCAGCCTCGGCAGCTTCATTCACCATTTTCTGAGCCTTTTCCATGTCGCCACGATTAACCGCATCAAGGTAATCTGCATCAAGCTGAGCCTGTTCGTCTGATACCTTGCTGAACCTAATTCTAGGCTGTTGGTTCTCGTTCTTCGTATTAGTTTGCAGTGGTACTAACTTATGCACACCAACAGCTGTAAGATAACCACGAGAGTTAAAACGAGGATTCAACTCATAAGCGCAAACATTATCCTTATCTACCCAAGAAACTCCTTGACGATACTTATGCGTACCAAACCATTTCTTTTCGCTTGGATAGAGTTTATCGCCTCTAATATTAGACGAAAGCATTGTATAGCCATATTCTGGCTTATCCTCCTTATCTTGATGGAAGTTCAGAAGACGCTCTGCAAACTTCAGCATCTTTGGCTTATCTTCCTCAGATGGATGCACATCATTCTCATAAGTATATTCCATATCAGATACGAAATTCTGATTGGCATTTTTCTTCACAATGGCATAGTCGGCAAACGGCTTGGTCTTGCGGTCTGAGGATTGCAGCCACTTGTCGAAGGTAGCCTTAGGCACGGAAGTAACCTCACCAAGACCTTTCCATCCTGGAGAATAGTTCTGCAAGTAAGCGTTCTTGGCATCCTCCTCGGAAGGATAGCCATACATCACCTTGTGCTCGTCAAACTCGCCTGTCTTCGGGTTCACTTGGTCGATGACGAACACGTTGCCGTCGAACGTGTCAAGGTCGGCGGCATCGTTGATGAACATGTCGATGTGGTCGCCATCAACACCTATCTTGCCAAGGACATAGCCATACGTGTCGTGCATGGTCACGCTCCAAGGCTTGCCGTTCTCGTCCTTGCCACTTCGGGTTACGCCCTTAGGTGTCTCTACCGTGAAGTCGTAGCCACCGAATTTCAAGTGACCTTTCTTGTAGTTGCCAGCCTTCTTCTGCGCCTCAGTAGGCTCAGTTTCCGTCTCGGCAATGGCGTTCTTTAGACGTTCTCCGAAGGATGCTTCTTGCGGTAGATGTGAAGTTCTATCAACTGTGCCTTCGCTAGATTCCACGCTGCCAGTCTCTGGTCGCCTTTCGCTGACTTGATTAGATGTTGTTTCAGGCGAGGACTTATCAGAAACTTCTCGTCTGCTAGCTTCTTCGCCTTGGCTACTTCCTTCAACAACTCCTCTCCGTGCAGTGTCGCTATCCAGTCCACCGCCTCCTGCATTCTCTGCTTCTGTTCTTCTGTCATCATACTCTGATAGTTCTGGTAATATTGATTTTACGTAATCTTTATATTGATTCTCACTCTCCTGCTCAAACATGATTTGGTCATATTCCATACCATAGATGTTGTTCAGTTCGCTTTCAGATGGCAAAGATACTGCTTTATCTTGAATAAACGAATCAAACGCCTCTATTTCTGCCTGTCTTTCGATAATTTCACGGTCTTTCTGAGCCTCATAATACTCTTCCTCAGTAGAAAGCTCGTTTTCCGCCTGTGCGATTCGATTAATCAAGGCGACATTCATCATGTCCTTCACGCTGTCGTATGTCTTGAACATATCAAGAAGTGCATTGCGAACATCTTGGTCAGTATAACCCATATTCTCCAAGTTTGGAGGAAGGTTCTCCCAAACACGCTTTGAAATGCTGGCTACAGTCTCACCCTCGCCTTTCTTGGCCAAAAGATAATTGAACTTGTTGGAGTCATATCCCTTGCCTATGCCATACTTGAAGTTGTCCTTTCCAAGTTCCTGCTGCAAGGATTCCGCATTGATGCCATGAACAGGAAGACGCTCGGATATGGCTTCTTCCAATGTCTGAGGTGTCAGGTCGGTAACATCAGTTGGAGCGTCCTTGTAAATTTGGGCGATGGCATTCATATCTCCCTTTGCCAAAGCCTTCTTGACTTGCTCACGTCTTTGCTCTGATGGGGTCATGCCTAAGTTTGACATTCCCTCCGCATCAAGTTCATCCTTATAAAGCCTATTCAACTTTCCTGCTTGCGCCTTCAATTCCTTGGCAGAGTCGGTCAAGCCTTGCTGACGTGCCTCCAACTGAGCCTTGGTGGTGTTTATTTCCTTGATTTGCTCTGGCTCCAGCTCTATCTCACCGTTCTTGTATTGTTCCAACACATCCTTTATCCCATCTATCTGAGGTTGAACCTCGTTGGATTGCAAGTCGTAGATACGCTTTCGCTCAGAGGCAATATGGTTGCTAGCCTCATCCAAAGTAGGATATTGCTTCTTCAATTCGTCATTTGACAAAACAGAGACCTCACGCTCATCGGAAGGAGCGATGGCACTTTCATCCACACCAACGTCCTTGATTGTCTTGGTGCGCTCATCCTTCATCGCCCTGATTTCATCGGGAGTCATCACGGAATTGCGGATAGTGTTCCAATTTTTGTAGCGAGTGGAAAGGTCATCCATCTGCTCTTTCACAAGGTTCAGCTCGTCTGTCACCTTCTGAGCCTTCGATGGGTCTAGGTCGGCATTGGTGTCAATCCAGTCCTCGTACTCGGCTGCTTGCTTTCTCTTGTTGTCAAGTTGCTCCTTGATGTCGGCACGACTACCATTGATAAGGCTCAACAGTTTCCCATGATCCTCGCCATACTCGTCCTGCAAGTACTCAGCCACCACCTTAGGGTCTGACTCCTTGGATGAATAGTCCATCTTGCCGTCCTCATATCCCACGATTCCATCAGCGAAACGTTGTTTCTTCTCGGTCTCAGCCTTGGCAACGGCATCGTTCTCACGCTGCACCTCCTCTGCGTCAAGTTCGGCATTGATGGACGCTTGCATGGCGTTGTTGCGCATTTGTGCGAACTCCTCCTTTGTGAGTGCTATTTGGTCTTTGCCATCGGAAAGCACAATACGCCCATCTTGGGTATATCCTGCAAACGACATGGAAATAGAGTCAGTTCCTGACTCCATGGCTATCTCCACGGTTTGCCCTGGTTGCAAGTTGCTTCCGTCAAACATGGAAGTGAACTTCTGGACAGTTGCAGCATGATTCTGCTCCGCCAGTTGGTTCACATAGTCTTGGAAAGGAATTGGGTTGCCTATTTCCTTGATTTCAGATGTATGTATCTGCCTAATCGTAGGTTGACCATTCTCGTCAGTGGTGGTCACGAATGTACCGCCATACTCGTTATTCTTCTTCAAGAATGCCGTCGTACCATCCAAAAGGGTAACAGGAACAATGTTTCCGTCTTCGGTGGCGTATGGCCAAAGCTGCTCTGTCATAGCCTCGGCATAGCCATCATCGGCGTGGTCAATACCATAGAGCACACCTTGCTTGGCTTGATGTGCGTCGGCATACTTGCGTATGGCATCACGCTGCACCTCATTGAGCATGTTGGCTTTCTGGGCGATAAACAGCTCCATGTCCTTACCTTCATCAATAGCATTGTATATCGTCTGTAGCAAGGTCTCGTTCCCCTTGAAGGCACGCTGCAACCTAGCCTCAGCCACATCGTCGGCATGGTCTATTGCCGTCAAGGTCTCGCTATCTACATTGGCAACCGCATCCTGGCCACGCTTGTACGCATCACTGACGGAAGGAGTTTCACCACCTACTGATGAAGAAGGTGGGGTTGGAGGTGTTGGCGGAGTCGTTGGAGGCTCTGTAGGAGGAACACCACTTGCTACCTCTTGGCTATTTTCGGCTAAATTGCGGACATTTTCGGCTATTTTTTGACCGTTTTCTTCCACTGGAGTTGTTTGAGGTGTCGTTTCTGTTGGATTTTCTCCTTCTGCTGTAACACCGCTTTTCCCGATTTGCTTCTGCCCTTCGCTATGAGACTGGCGGTAAAGGTCATCCACCGTCTGTTTCATTTCACGTTTCAGTACGATGTCGTTATAGAGCTGCTTCTGGTATGCCTCAACAAGTTTCTGCTGCTTCTCGGTGCGTTTCTTGCCATCACCTTCCAAAGCCTCACGAAGTGTCCCATGTGGCACGCCTTGCGAATCCTCGAAGGTGCGCACATAGTCACGCATGATGCTGCTATTCTCGAAGGCACTGTCATAGAAGTGGCGATAGCCATTCAGAAGTTGTTGCTCCTGCTCGGTCAACTCCATACCACTCTGCTGCTTTTGCATGATGTCACCTATTGCATTGGCATTCTGGTGCAAGTAGATGGCTGCTTTGTCCTCGTCGGTCAAACCTTCGCCCATACCATATTTCTCCCTTGCCTTGGCATAGACATCATCCAAGTGCTCCTGCAAGGCATCGGTATGGTAGGCGTTTTCGTAAGCGGAAGTGAGATTGAGAGACTTTTCGTAGTCAAGGCTTTTCTCAGCCTTCTTGGCTTCATCGTATGAGGAGAATGATTTGCGGTCGATGATTCCACCGTCCTTGTTCAACGTCTCCAGATACACCTTGCCGTCCATCGGCTGCACGATGATGCTGTCTATGACTGGCGAGAAGGACTGAGGACGCTTGCCCTCGACCACCGCCATCATCTTTGCCTTCAACACCTCAGGAACGGATTTGTCGCTCATCAAGTCCATGTACTTCTTAGTGAGTTGTCCCATCAATTCAGCATCACCATTGATACTGTTGCCGTTGATGCCCAAATCCTCGAAGGCGGTGCGTAGGTCATCGTAGCCGAATCGTCTCAACTGGGCTAAGTCCTCATCGTTGAAGTCATATTTGCGGTTGAACTCCCTCGCATCCTTGAAATGTGCGTACTTGCCCATCATGCCAGGAAGACCGATTGTGGTGAGGTTTGCCATGCTCTCCAAGAAACTCTCGGCTGCGTCCTTGCCTGTAGGTTTGAAGTTAGGGTCTTGCGCCATGCGTTCAATCAACGCATGACCTGTCATGATGCTGGAGTCAACGGCTTTCCCACCCACGTCTGCGAGAATGTTGGCTGCAAGACCTCTTCCCTTGCCTATCATGTTGGCAAGAGTGCCACCTTGCATGATAGTGCCAAGTGCAGCTCCCTTGGTCACCTCTCCTATTGTTTTGGCGAGAACCTTTTCAACCGATGTATGGTATGGCTTTCCGTTCTCGTCAAACTGACCGTCACGGTAAACCTCATTGATAGGCGTGGAAATGGCAGACTGACCACCAAACGTTACCGCTCCATGGGCTGCACCAGTCTTCAACGCCGTGGTCTTGCTTCTTCCGACGAGCATCTTGGCTGCACGCTCCGCCATCTTGCGTTCCATGCCCTTAGCCATGAGGTCACCAGCTAACTTGCCCTCTGCCTTCGCCAACATTGCCTTGGTAAGCTTGCCACCAGCGGCACCAGGAAGCCAATAACTCCAAGCGTCACCAGCGAAGGTAAGAGCACCGCTTGCCACGTTCTCCCAAAATCCAGGCTGATACTGTTGGTTGGCCATGTCCTCCAACCAATTCTGATAATCGGTCTGCATCAGTTTGCGTGACACCTTGCCAACGATAGTATTGCCCAAGCCAGTCTTCATGATGTACTCGAAACTGTTATGAGGAATGAGCTTCTTCATTTCCAAACGGTCAAGTTCTCCCTTGATAGAGGCGTTGAGCATAGGTTTCACGTATGTCTTGACAAAATCATCTATCTTGTCATAACTATAGCCACGTTTGTCCATCACCTTGACCAACGCCAAGGTGAAATCAGGGTCATCCACGATACCGCTCAACTGCTTGGTAAGCGAGTTGAGAACCTTCTGAGGGTCACGCATCTTGTTGTACTCACCCATAGCCGTTGCAGTCTGAGGTGAAGCCGCATCTACAGAATAGAATCCACTATAGGTGTCGTTGTACTTCTGTAAATAGCTGTTTGCCTCTGCCTCAGCCTTATTGATGGCATCAGCTACTGGTTGCTTGATGAATTGGTTGATGATGGACGCTGCATCATTGTAGTTGTCATTTTGCTCTAGCTGGCTATCCACATCACCCTCATGAGCATAAAGGCGTGTGGCAACGTCCTCGGCTATCTTTCGGTAGTTGCTGCCATACTTCTCCACAAGGCTCTCCACCATGGCTGGCTTCACGAAGTGGGCAATGTAGTCATCATAGCTGATACCCATGCGTGTAGCCTCGTCCTTCAACTTGTCCTGCACGTCGTGGCTGTACCACTGGGCATCAATGGCATTATCCACCATTCCCGAATTGTTGGCATCCAATGAGGAAACAAACTGATTGGTGGTCTGCTTCGCCAAGATGTCAGCCGTGCCAAACAAACCTTGCTTAGCCATTTCGATGGCTTCTTCTGGCGTTTTCGCCCTGCCATCAGCCAACAAGTCGGATGCGGTCTGCTGCAAGGCATCCACGTCACCGCCTTGGCTGAGATAGTTGCCATACTTGGCTACGATGTCGTTGGACGTATCGTTTGTCACCACATCTGGCTTCACTTGTCGTGTTGGTGTCGCAACCTTTTCCTGCTGATTTCCTTCCACAACCGACTGAGGAATGGAAGGAGAAGGTTGTAATGTTCCGTTGCTGGTCTGCACGCCCTTCGGAATCATTCCCATGGCTTGCGAAATGAGACCAGTCTTTCCCTCCTCTGAGGATGGTTGCTCCACTTGATTGGTGGCAACAGGTGCGTTAACTGGCTTCTGTTGCACCGTTTGCTGTTGGGTTGTCAGTGTCTGAGGTTGCTGACCGCTAGCCACTGGTTGCCCACTCGTTGGAACAGAAGTAGAAGAAGGAGCTGCTTGCGAGGTGGAACTGGAAGGAGTAGGCTCCAACACCATATTGTCGAAGTCCTGCGAACTTCCCACATCGTAACCCATGCTCTTGGCTTCGTTATAGTACCAGTCACGGTCTTCCTTGTTATTCAAGTCTTTCTTGAAGTCATCATAGCTGCCTACTTGGTAGCCGTTCTTTTTGAACTCCTCATAGAAATACTTTCTGTCTTGCTCGTCATACATAGCTTGAATATCTTTTTGTTATACTTATTTCTTTCGTCTCGAAGGTGGAACCTTGCTGTTGCCTCCTCCACCGTTTCTGCGAGAAGGTGGTGTCATGCGGCGTGTACGTGCCATCTGCTCCTTAGCCCACTTGGTCGCCTGTTGGCGGTTCTTCTCGTTAGCCCAAGTGCCACCCTTTCCATAGTCGGTGTTGCTGCCTCCCGCCATGCCGTTGTTCTTAGCCCATCGGTCTGCATGTTTCTTAAACTCTGGGTCGTTGGCGTATAGGTTGTTGAAGTCATCGGCATCCTTTTGGTTGGCGTTCTTCTGTTCCTGCCCTTCCGTCTGTGATTTGATGTGCTTGACTTGTGCGCCCTTGACGGCGATACCTGCCCGATGGTCGGCTGCGGCGGCGTTCTGATTGTTGGTCTGACCTTTGAGGAGATTCTTCTTGTCTGGTCGAAGTTCGTTCTCCGTCTTGGTCTTGGCGGTGCTCAGTCCTGCCGAAGCGTTCGAGGCGTTTTGCTTGGCTATCTCGGTGGCTACCTTCTGAGGTGTCAAGGCATCCACTTGGTTCTTCTGCGAACCATAGTATTCGGCTTGCGCTTGCTTTGCCTTGGCTGCTGCATCGGCTTGCATCTGTGCTTGCTTGTCCTGCCGCTCCTTCCAGATGTTCACCATCATCTGGTCGTAGCCTTTCTGACGAAGGGCATCGGTGGATTCACGAATCTTGCGCTGACGTTCGGTTAGCTCCTTGGCGGATTCTATCTGCTGAGAAGGTGCACCGATTGCAGTACCGACAAAGTTTCCTATATGACTAAAAAGATTTCCTAGCTGTTCCCACTTGGCTTGACGCTCGGCTTTCTTCGCCAAAATGTCATTAGCCTCAACGGTCTTGTCGGGGTCTCCATACTTGCTAAGCCATGGCATAAACTCAGACCACTTGCCATCACCATTCTTGGAGTAATCCTTCATGATGTCGTAAGGTGTCATCTGGCGCAAGATTGGATTCTGCTCTATCTGACTGTAGGGCTTGCTCCAGTCTATCTGTATGCCTTGCCCAGGTGTTACCTGCGCCACTTCCGCCGTTGGCTGTTGCGTGAAACTCACGCCTTGCGTTCCGTTCTGAGGACTTGGCACGCTAGGAGAAGGCGTTGTGCTTTCTCCTGTTGGCGAAGGGGTCGCCACGCTTGAATCCGCTGGAGAATCAGAAGGGGTGGTTTGCAGCTCACTCGCCGCCTCCACTACAGGGGAAGGGGCGGACGTTCCGCCGTCGTTTGAAGGAAAGTCCGTCACTGGAGTTATCGGCGAGGACGATTGTCTCTCAAATATATTTTTGAATACTCCCATATCTACCTCCTTCCCTTACCATGGCAAACTGTTGGCTGCGCTCGCCAACTCACCTGCCGCCTGACCGATTGCCTTAGCCTGACCTATGCCACGTTCCTTCTGCGTGGAAGCGATGTACTCCGTCATCTTGCCTATCTGGCTGTCGGCGTTGTTCCATACGTTCTCCTTGTTCTGAGCACCTTGAACCGCTGCGTCCTGCATCATCTTGCCCACCTGCTCCTGCGCCGCTTGCTTGCTGAGCGCAACCGACTCGTCGCTGCCACCTGTCACGATGTTCGTGCCCTTGGCTTTCTTCGTGGCATCGTCAAGCACCTTCTGTGCGTTCGTCACCGCCACTTGGTTCTCTGCGCTCTGCGTCGGGTCTTGGTAGTAGAGGGCATCACGATGGTCCTTTACGTCCTGCATACGGTTCTGATATGTCTTCAAGGCTTGGTCGTATGCCTTGTTCATTGCTTTTGCTGAAAGAACGCCACCCACTGCCGAGGTGAGTCCACCAGCTATACTTCCTATCAATCCCATAATATCCGAATATAAAAATGTTTAAACATGCGTCAAAAGTAATGTGTTTTTCACTATCTCTTGCGATATATTGCGCAACTCAGAGCACAACTATTGAAAGTTTTCGCTATATTTGCACTCGATTTCACATAAACACCGAAGCAAATGAAGAAAGAAGAAGGAAACAACAAGACTCCAAAGGAGAAAAGGAAGAAGACTGGAGGACGCAAGGCTGGAACGCCAAACAAGGTGACGAAGGCGGTGCGTGAGAGCTTGAAGGATGCCATCACTGGTTATCTCAACGGCATGAACGAGAAAGGTTTCTCGCTCGCACAGGACTTGTACGACATCGAGGAGCCTGCTGGAAGGCTGGCGATGATTGCCAAGTTCCTGCCATACGTCGCTCCTAAGCTACAGTCCATATCGTTCAACAGTGACGATACGAGAAACCTCACGGTCGAGGAGAGTTTGATGAAGCTGGACGAGAACTTCAAGAAGGAGGAGACCACCATCAACATCAAGAACCTCAAGATTGTTAACAATGGCTAACTACGCAAAAAGGGTAGCCCTCTCTAAAATTTTCGCTTGTTTAGAGAAGACTACCCTTTGGAATGATATGTTGGGAATGCGTACCGAAATAAAACTATTTTAACACAATTTACACAATAAGCGTACCAAAAACATCTTAATCCGTCATTTTTGTGTGTTTAAGGTGTCACGAACTCTCTCAAAGTACTTGGTCTGTCCTTTGGTCATGTTCACCACCTTGATTTGGATGGTGCATTTGTCGGGCACGCCGTCCTTGATGGAGTCCATGAGCTGGTCAATAATCTCATCAGTGTCGTGGTAGCCCTTGCCATCCACATGAGCCACCACCTCACCCATGAAGTAAGCGTCCGCACACAACTCAAACTTTTCCTCCACCTTGTCAAAGGTTGGAAGATGGTGCTCCTCCAGTCGCTTGCTCTTGTCGTTGGTGAAGAAAATCTTCTCCACCACCCTCTCGTTTAGTTCCCACGCCCGAGAGAAATCAGGCTTCACGTAGCCCATCGTCACCTTGTGTGTGCTGATGTGGTTCATGGCAAAGCCAATCTCCTCGTAGCTTGCCCCCAAGTCGTTCTGTGCGATGGTCGCCCAAGTATGCCTAAAGGTGTAAGGAGTGTATTGGCTACCAGTTATATGTAAAATCTCGCATAGTTCCTTCAAACTACGGCTCAACTTTGAATTAAGCGTTCCTAAAGGATTTCGCTTATGAAAGTAAAACAGAAACTCGTCATCCTGGGTGGAAAAATATTTTTCCATGGTAGGCAGAAGCATGTCGGGCACTTTCATTTCAATATAGGCATGGTCTTCCCTTTTTGTCCTCGTCTTTCTTCTCTCATAGTGGAGAATCCCATCAAAGTAATCTTTCTTTTTCATTGAATATAGGTCTGCTACATTGATTCCTGCCAAACACAAAATCATCTTGCATACATCAATCGTGAGTATCAAGGACTTTTTCTTGGGCATCAAGGAAAAGAACACACGGCATTCCTCCATGGTAATGGCTTTCTTTTCAGGTCTTTCCAACTTGGGAATCACAATTTTCTGCCAAGGATTGTTTTTGACAAGTATAATGTCATTGTCGTAGTCATTGTACTTCTTCAATCCCTCGTTGAATATGCGCTTGATATAAAGTGGATATACAAACTTGCAGGAACGAAAATCTTTTAGGGATTTAATCCAGTTTGAAACAAGAAGCGTTGTCAGTTGTCTAAACATTATTTTACTGGAGCCAGTGAAAGCTTCCAAACTATTCAAGGAGTTTTCGTAATTTAGGATTGAACGAGGTTGCAACGAGTCTCGCAAGGAATCGATGTATTCTCTAGCAAAGGCGGAGAAATCTATATCCTCGTTCTCTTGTTGGAGATATTTATGCACTTCCGACACTGACCATTTGGAACAATCAACCTTGTTCAGTTTGTCGTACCACTTGTTGATAATGGGCATCAGCTCATTGATGACAAATGTATCTTTGACATCTTTAGTTCCCTTCACGATACCTTTGTCATTAACCATTTTGTCCGTCTTTACGAACATAACCTTTCGATTATGGGTCAGCCTGATGTAAACTGTATAAAAGCCATCTGAACGCTTATACTGTACGACTACCTTAAATGTTGCCATATTTCCTAAACTATTTATAAACATTTCGCTTCATTCTACGCAAAAAGTGATAATTCTGCATAGTTCTTATTATTGATGGATTGGATGCGAAAACCTTGACAAATACCTATATATCGGTACTTTGGGCGTTTTTTGAACTTAAAATGACGATTTTTATAACGTTGATACTGCAAAGATACAAACATCTTATTTATCGGACTTTCAGCAATCTTTTCTAAACAATTCATTAATTTTTATCAGTCATTATAGTCCATTTTACCCTTATAATGAGCCTTTATTTCGTAACAACTTAGAGACTGTCTATCCATTTCTGGCCAGACTTGGTATTAAACCAAATAGCCATTCCTCCACCTATAGCAAGAGCTATAGAGAATATAAATGTCATTAAATCCATAACTATTAATATTTATCGTTATACTTCATTATTCTATTGGCACAATACGCAAACACAATAGCCGCCAACGAGCCTATTGCCGCACAAATATAATTGGAGGTTGTCATCTCTTTTCCCGTTATCAATGGGGACAAGCCTCCGATTCCTACACCACTTATGAGCAAGTTCGATACGCCGTACAAGTAATCGCTTAACTTAGAACGCCTATCGTGCTCTTTCACAGACTTACTTACCATTATTTTGCAAATTTACGATTTTTATTTTAATTTCAACAACGCTTCGGCGGAAAGATTGCATCCGTAGCCTCAGCAAAGGGAATTATTTCTTTGAAGGTTCAAATAACAATTTGTTCCAAGCAACACTATATACCTTTCCTGTTTCTTTATCTAGAACCATTCCATTATAAAATGAATATCTATCCTTCGGTTTGTTTTTTAGAAAAATAGCTATTTCTAAAACAAGATAAATCAAACAGATGGAAAGGAGTATCTTTATTACTTTATAAATTGCTTCTATTTTTTTCATTTTTCATTTTTTTTTGTAATTTCATATTCCTTCAAGAAAGAAGTGCCCCATTTGCTTATATAATCAGAAATACCCACTCTTTTATCTTGAAGTTTCATTAAGTCAATTTTTGCACAAAGCTCTTCCACTGATGATAACGGCTCTCCATGTTCAGCTTTCCACCTAACAATTCTGTAGTCAATAATTTTTCCTTTTACAAAAGAGTTACTGATGCTACGAAATACCTTAAACATGACGAAAGCACAAGAGCTTATATGAGTTTCTCTGCTAAGTGTTTCTACTTGTTTTACACCCGAATGCGAATATAAGCTATGAAAAATACCCATTACTCCCACATATTAATTATCCGACACGTTTCTGGCTTCTTGCAGATAGACCTTGAAGCTCTCTGAGCACCTTGTTTTCGGCTCTGAGGGCTATTAGTTCTTCATACATGGCAGCATTATCTACTGATGGAGCCTCTACATTCATGATAGAAGTTATTTCTTTGTCGTTAAACAAATCGACAACTTTCACATTTAAAGCCTTGGCAAGAGCCTCTACAGTACTAATCTTGACATCAGCTCCATTAAGGATATTCTCTAAAGCAATTCGACTAACATTTACTTTAGTTGCCAAAGAAACAATTCCTATTCCTTTTTGTTCGATGAATAATTTAATTTTCTGCAAATTCATCACGTTGTCAAAATAAGTTTCAGCAGAACTATCGAAGAACACATCAACAGACACACCGAAGATATTAGCGATTTGCTCTAAATCGCCTCCTTGCATCTTATTATTATTAATACATCGATGAAGATTTGCTTCACTCATACCAATGTCGGCTGCTAATTTCTTTAGTCCACCAACTCGCTTTTCTGCAAGCCTTTTAATTACATTTAAGTCCATATTGTACTATATTTTAGTTAAGGACTATTAAATATGATAGCTTTAAGCCATTTTTAGGCTAAAATATTTGCAAGTCACTGAATTATTTTGTAGTTTTGCACCGTAAAGTTAGTAAATTAGTTAGTAACTACCAAATAAAAAAGAAGAAAAATGAAGAAACTACAGAAAAATTCAGAAATCGCCACATTCATAAATGCAGCTTGGCACGACCCAATCAAGGAGACACCAAACAAGGACGGAGCACTTTGCATCGTTTGCGACGGAGTTGACGAGAACGGCAAGGCTTGCCTTCATTCGAGTTCGAGGAAACCTTCGACTGGGTAATGGACGGAAAGAAGGTTGACCGAGACGGCAAGCTTTTCTGCCTAGAATATGCATGAAAGCCCCAATTCCGCAAGCGTATTGGAAAAGGCTAAGAGCATCTTCAATGTTTTACTTTAAACTTTAGAATCATGGAGATTACAAAAACCGTAGAACAATATTTAGAGACTGACGTGACGGTGGACGTTGACCCAGAGGACGTGCTTGACGAAATGATAACCAAGGATATTGAAGACTACCTCAACAAAAGAAGAAAGGAAGACTTGCAATATTCAAAGCCAAACGGAAACGAGGGCTACTTCATCCTGATGGCTTGCAAAGGTCACATTCCTCGCAACGTCATTCCTTCCAACAAGGATGTCAAGGAGGCAATCAACAGCATCATCGACATGGTGTTTCCATCGTAAGACAAAAAATCCAAAGACATGAAAGAAGAAAAGTTACCAATCCTGCCACGGCTGAGAAAGATGAAGGTGGGCGAAAAGATAAACTTCCCCATCATACAACTCAACTCGGTCAAGAATGCCTGTTCCAACATCGGGCTTCTATACGAGCGCAAGTACAAGACCATGCTCTGCCGAAAGGAAAAGACAATAATCGTTACACGCATTAAATAAACATAGTCATGAGCCAAGTAGCACAAATCCAATTCCAAGACAAGATGATTTCGTTCGCCACGTTCATGGATGCCATCCGAAACGTGGTGAGGGAAGAGGTGTCCAACATCGTCGGGGTGAGCGACACCATGTCACAGAGGCAAGCTTACTCCAAGTACGGTCAGGCACGTGTCAACCACTGGAAACAGAAGGGGCTTCTCCATCCATCCAAGACACGTGGCAAGGTACTCTACAAGCTGTCGGAGTTGGAGACGTGCAAGCTTCGCATACAGGACTATCTATGACATACGATGAAGCTCATATATTAATGATTATAATGTATTGTTTAAATTAGGATTAGTCATTTTACCGTGAAGTAAGGTTGCTTTCTAAGCATGGACTGCATGGGGAAATATCACTGCGAAGACTGGTGCTCTACAGGCGCAAGACATCTTCGTTTTGTCAAACCAAATAAGCATTTGCGCCGCTCCCATGCCTCCCTTTCCTTTAACTACATTGCACAAGGCGCACGGATGCCCAAGCCACACGGCGTGGCAACGACCCATAACAATAATCAAATTACAACTCAATCGATGTATTATATACGAACATTTCCGTTCCATGATTTCCGTGAAAAAGGGTCTCTGCGGATGAGGGCTGAGGGTTCGACTCCCTTCTGCGACACCAATTTACAAACATTTAAAGATTTACAAACATGAAGAAATTCAAGACATTATCCTGCATCGCCGTTTGGGCGATTCTCATTTGGATGGGACTGAGCAAGCTATCGACCGCCATACATGACGAGAACGTGGTGGCACAAATGTCGCAATCCACCTACGACGAGATTGTGGACACGCTCACCATCAACAACAACGGCTTTGCCCCTAGCGAGCACCAGATAGTGACATACTATTATGAACGCTACGCCAAGTAAGCCCTACATTCATGCGGAGTGCAACCTATGCGAGCATGGGCGCAACTGCATCAACGGCAAGTACTGCCTTGCACACAAGATGTACGTCCAGCTCATAGAGAAACTTCCGTGCAAACAACAACAAACAATCAAGTGATATATGAATCACGCAAGTTTATTCAGCGGAATCGGTGGGGCTGAGGTAGCCGCATCTTGGATGGGATGGCACAACGCCTTCCACTGCGAGATACAGGAGTTTCCCCGAAAGGTTCTGGAATAATGGTTCCCAAACTCAGAAAGTTATGAAGACATCACAAAGACAAACTTTGCCAAGTGGCACGGAAAGGTCGATGTTCTCACAGGAGGATTCCCATGCCAGCCGTTCTCGCTCGCTGGTCGAAGAAAGGGAGCGGACGATAACCGCTACCTCTGGCCGCACATGCTTCGGGCGATTCGGGAAATTCAGCCCACTTGGGTCGTTGGTGAGAACGTTGCTGGAATCAAGACGATGGTGGAGTCCTGCCAAGTCGCTAAGTTGGGGCGTTCAGACGATATATTCGAGGAGAATCACATATACCGAGAGGAAAGCAAGTTCACACTCGACAAAATCTGCCAAGACCTTGAAGAAGCTGGATATTCCGTCCAACCGCTTGTTATTCCAGCTTGTGCCGTCGGAGCACCGCACAGAAGAGACAGGGTTTGGATTGTTGCCCACCGTGCAGACGCAAGGGCTGAAACAATGCAACAAGGACGGCAAGACGGAGTTCATGCCGCTAGACCTTCTGCCGACTCCCAATGCAATGGACTTTCCACACAAGGGAATGGAAATCAACGAGAAGGGAAGAAGGAATCCCAAGAAGGGCAAGACAGACCACAGCCTAGGTCTAGAAGACATGGCAGTGGCACAACTCCTTCCTACGCCCACGGCACTCGACAAAGGAGGAGGAAGAATAAACAAGAGCCTTTCACCGAATGCAGCAGAACGCCCAACCTTGGCACTCGCCGCTCGAAAAGGCTTGCTTCCCACTCCTACAGCAATGGAAGCCACGAAGTTCACCAAGACCATCAATCCCAATTCCCAGATGGGGCAAGGACTAACAGCCTTGGCGGTCAACGGTCTTCTCTTCACTCCAAGTGCAACAGATGGTCTCAGAAGTACAATGACAATGGATTCTTTGAAGAGACACAACAAGGAGAATGCCAACCTAGCGGAGCAGATAGCCCACAAAGTAGGTGGCGGAACTTCCCATCTCAATCCCCTGTTTGTAGAGGAAATGATGGGATTCCCTTTGATGTGGACAGCCTTACCATTTCTTTCCCCAAGTGGCGACAAGAATCCATAAAGGCATACGGCAACGCATGGGTGCCACAAGTGGCATACGAGATATTCCGTGCCATAGAGGAAATATCCCTCTAAGTTATGTAAATGACTAACCAAGTAAAGAACAATGAAATCAGACGGCTACATCATCACTCCCGAGCTGTTGCAGTGGAGATACTTCCATCGCCCAGTGGTCGTGCAGGTGCTCATCCATGTGCTCCTGTCTTCCACCCACAACGAGGCATCCGCTGCGACCCTCTCCTACCGTGACCTTGCCTTGCAGCTCCATGCGACGGTGAAGGCGGTACGCTGCGCCATTGACGTGCTCGTAGCCGAGAGAATCATCACCAAATGCACCTCCCCAAGGTCTTCCACCAAACTCTATATTAACAGTTCACACCCTCTATCCCACTGCGTCATACCATGGCAAAATGACATTAGGGCACAAGCCACGGCACAGATTGGGGCACAACAAGGGGCACAGTTTTCACATTTACAACACGCTGACAATCAAGGTTGTAAGGTGTATTACCAAGACGGTAGGGGCACAGATATGGGCACGGCTACGGCACACATAAGGGCACAGCAAAAACGTGGGGCACAAGCTACGGCACAGATTGGGGCACAGATTTCACACTCCAAAACCCCTTTAAATAAAGGTGTTCCCGAGGATTTTGAGCCAAGCAAGGGCACAGATGAGGACACAAGCAAGGGCACAGGAGTAAGAGGAAAGAAACAAAGAAAAGAAAACACTTCCCCTGAAACCCCTATAAAAGAAAACAAACAAAGAAAGCAGAAAGCCCCCACCCAAACACCCAAAAAAGAAAAAGAAAAAAAGTTGGTGGATGCCGAAGCTCAGTTCTTGGAAGTGCTAAGGCTCTTCAACCGCCTGTTCATGGGCACGCAAGTAAAGTCAATCTCGAAGATGACACCCGACCGCAAGAAGCTGGTCGCCAAGTTTATCTCAGATTACTCCTACGAGGACATAGAGCCAATGCTTCGGAAGGCACTCAATTCCGACCTTCTTTCTGGGCGCAAGGATGGAGACTGCTACATTTCCTTCAACTGGCTCTTCAATCCCAAGAACTACGAGCCTCTGATGGAAGGCACATTCGACAACCCGAAGGTTGCAGCCTCAGCGAGAAAGAAGGCATCAGCCATGGCTCAACCCACAGTCTCAGCACCGTCTCCACCTTCCGAGCCTCAGCGACAACTGAGCTACGAGGAGTCCGAGGCGTTGAAGACCAAGCTGAGGGAAGACAAGGAGAAGGCTGACAAGGAGAAGCTAAGGCAAAGGTATCTGGACTACATCGAGGCAAGCAAGGACAATCCAAACGGCACGATGGCGAAGATTGTGCGCCAAGCCTACCAAGACGGCACGCTGGCAAACCTAGGAATCGTGTGGAATCCGTCCATCGAGGAAGAAAACCAGTCGCTCCTAGACTTGGATGACCAGACACAGAGTTACCTACAGAGCATTTTATCAGATTGACAACTTAAAAATTTCATCATCATGAACAAAGAACAATTACAGCAGCTCCTCAACGGAAAGATGGAGCAAGAGAAAAAGCCTCATCAGAGGAAGGTTCAGCGTGAGGGCGGTTTGCAAATCGCATGTGTGCAGTGGTTTCGCTACCAGTACCCATCATTTGCCAAGCTTCTCTTCCATCCCAAGAACGAGGCTGACGGAGCACAAGGCAAGAAGATTGCCATCAATGCCGCCGCTGGTGTGGTGGCTGGCGTTCCAGACCTCATCCTTGCGCTACCTGCAATCACGGTTGACGGAAACGATTACGACTACGTGCATGGCTTGGGCATCGAACTGAAATACGGTCACACCAATAACCAGTCCTTCCATCAGAAGCAGTTCCAGGAGCATTGGGAGACCGCTGGCTACGTCTATAAGCTATGCCGCTCGTTGGAGGACTTCCAAGAGGTGGTCAACGCCTACATGAAGGAAGTGCCAAAGCTGACGAAGGAATGTCTATGCGAACTGCACCGCAAGGACGAGGACACCGAATCCAACAAACTATTGTTGAAGAAAATCACAAGAAAGGAGGCATGACATGGAACTAGGATTCATCATGGCAATGGCTTGTCTAGTCACGGTAGGTTGCATATACCTCTGCCTCATTGTCAAGAACGAACGCCGAAAATGCGGTTCATGCAAGTTCTTCACGCCCAAAGGCAAGTATTGCGGCACATGCAACGGATTCGGCGAATCCCGATTCAAGTGGGAACTCTGCGGACATTGGAAACGCATCCCGAAAGAAGAAAGCAAGGAGGAGAGTTTCAAAAAAGGAGATTGGGTAAGAATTGTTGCGTATCACAATGACTACATCTTATCCTGGGTAGGTCCAATAAAGAACAGCTCTGAGTATTGCATCCTTTTCGACTTCTGTATCTGTGGTGGATATGATGTAAGAATGAATTTTATTGTCAAACTTACAGACATGGGAGACGAGCGTTTTGCATACAAGATTCCGAAGGAAGAAATCGAGATAATAAAAAAAGTGTATGACATAAAAGAATACCTTGCCATGACTGTCATGAGCAAGAAACAAATGAGAAAGGAGGGATAGCATGGAAGCTGGAAAGTTATTGGTGCTATTGTTGTCATTTATGGCTTTGGCACTACACTTTAAGAATCGAAGAAGAAAATAAATTGGAGGACTTGAATATGGAAAAGATATACAGTAACGAAATCATCAAGGCATTCCCTATTTTCCAAGCAGTGAAAGATGGCAAGACCATCCAAACCATCGACGAAATGGGATATTGGTGCGATTTGGACTTAGACGAGGATGGCTTATCTCTAGAGACGTTGATTAACAGTCCACGAAATTACCGCATCAAGCCAGAGCCTACCTACCGCCCTTTCAAGGACGCAGAAGAGTGCTGGCATGAAATAAGAAAACATGAGCCGTTCATTAAATACAAGACCATAGAAAGTAGTAAGGACGTTTATCTCATTATTCAAAGAATAAAGACTGACGGAATCGAAACAGATGTTGAACGTCTTGATTTTGAAACGGCTTTTGAATGTTTTACATTTGCTGATGGAACACCATTTGGAATTTTAGAGGAGGAATAGATATGACAAAAACCAAGATAGTAAGAAGTTGGGATAAGGAGAAAAAGGAAGAGGTATATACTTTCTATGAGTACTTCCAATGTATTTTCTTTCCTTTTGTTGGTAGTTGGGTTAAAGACCCAATGAGAACAAATGTGAATGGTAAAAGAATGGTAGAGTTAGCTTCTATTCTTCTTAATATGGATGAAGAAACTATTATTACAGAAGTTGACTATAAATCTTATAAGGAGGAATAGTTATGAGAGAAATCAAGTTCAAGGCAAAACGCCTGGACAATGGCGAGTGGGAAGAAGGAAGTTTACTTCTTTCCGAGAGAGGTAAAGTTTGCATTGGAACTATGCTTGATTCTAATGAAGAAAATGGAACTCCAGTATGCTTTAAGTGTAGAGAGGTTGACCCTACTACCGTCTGCCAGTTCACAGGGCTGAAAGATAATGAAGGAATGGACATCTTTGAGGGAGACCTTCTGGCAGAAAAAAGATTTCCTATGTATGAAGTAGGATATGTCAATAGTGAATTTGCGGCTTCTTACATTGGAGAAAATACATTTATATTCAAACTCCCTGCTTTAAGCAAGGACTGTGTGGTATGTGGCTCAAAGTTTGACAGAAAGGAAGGTGAGAAATGATAAAGCAAGTTTATTTAGTGTTTACTGAATAATTTATAACTCTCTGATATTTAGGTTTTTATAACTTTATTT